GAAGGCGTGAGAGTCCTTGTCGCGTGTGAATACAGTGGGCGCGTCCGGCAGGCGTTCCGCGACCGCGGGCACGATGCGTGGTCGTGCGATCTGTACGAACCGGCCGAGGACGGTAGCCCGTGGCACCTATCTGATGACGCTGTGCGCGTGTCGCAAAACAAGGAAGGATGGGATCTGATGATCGCGCACCCCCCATGCACCGATCTTGCCGTGAGCGGCGCCCGACACTTCGCGACGAAACGATCGGACGGAAGGCAACAGAGAGCATTGGATTTTGTGCGCGCTCTACTTGCCGCCCCGATCAAGTACATCGCGCTGGAAAATCCGGTTTCGATCATCAGCACGGTGATTCGCAAACCAGATCAGATCATCCAGCCGTGGCAGTTCGGACACGGAGAGACAAAGGCAACTTGCCTGTGGTTGAAGAATCTGCCGAAGTTGAAGCCGACAAACGTAGTAGAAGGGCGAGAGGCGCGCGTTCACCGCATGGCCCCGGGCCCTGATCGGTGGAAAGAACGCAGCAGGACATACCAAGGCGTCGCAGACGCAATGGCTACACAGTGGGGAGTTCTGACATGAACCTCGTCGACCGCATCATCCAACGCGCGCAGCGCACCCCCTACTTCCACCTCGCGGGCTACATGAACCGCTGGTGGCTCGTGCCCTACGTCAGCGACGGCAGCGCCACAGGTATCGGCTGCGGGCCTGTGTCCTGGCGCCGGCCGGTCGCGAAGCTGCTGCAGCACTTCGGCATCGCGGTGCGCGTGCACGAGATCCTGCGCAGCGATGCCGGGCGCCACCCCCACGATCACCCGTGGTGGTATGTCACGGTCATCTTGCGTGGCAACTACATCGAGACCGTCTACAACGACGCGGGCCGGCTCGTCGACGTGAACCACTGGGGGCCGGGGAGTGTTCTGTTCCGCAAGGCGTCGAGCTGGCACCGGCTCACGCTGCCCGAGCGGGGCTCGACGTGGACCCTGTTCATCTCGGGGCCGAAGAGTCGGAGTTGGGGATTCAACGTCAACGGCCGGAAGGTTCCGCACCGGGAGTATCTGCTGTGACCAAGAGCAGAAACGTGCGCGCCCAGTTCGCTGTTGCCCCTGACATGGAAATGGTGCAACGTGGGCCGAATGCAGGGCCGCATATTCAATGGAACCACATTGACGGCCCATTGCTTTGCTGCCGAGACGGAACGCTGCACTGGCTCACGATGGCCGAACGGCTATGGATGCGGCTCGGACTGACCACTCTTGAGCAGTTGGATTCCAAGCACAACCACGAGCCGCAACGACCGTGAAACCTAACGCCCGAGTTCAGGCGGGCACCACGGCGCCGCAGCCTGACCCGGAGCGTGAGCGTGGATCGCAAAGCAGGAGCAGACATGACCCAAGAGACTGAGCCAACAGACGCGGAAGGCCCGCGCGGAACCTACGGATGCGCGTGCGTCAGCAGGGACGCAAAGGACTGCCAACTTCTTCGCTACGGTTTCTCGTTCGATAGGCCGCTTCGCTGCGAGTGCATGTGCCACCAATGGGAGGACGACGATGACCCAAGAGACTGAGCCTCCGGCGCTGCCCTCAAAGACAAGCTGAAGCGATGACCCTCCCCAACTGGTCGAACAAGACCGCGATCGTGATCGCCAGCGGGCCGAGCCTGACCGACGAGCAGTGCGAGGCGGCTCGCGCCTCCGGGTTCGACACGATCGTGGTCAACACGACCTTCCGGCGCGTGCCGTGGGCGAACATCCTCTACGCGGGCGACTTCCTCTTCTGGAAGTGCTACATGGCCGAGATCGTGCGCGTGTTCCCGGGCAAGCTCTGGACCCAGGACAATAGTGCCGCAGCGAGGTGGCCGAAGTTGAACCGCATGAAGGGGGTGAACCGCGAAGGGCTCGGCAAGAACATGATCCACATCAACGGGAATTCCGGTGTGCAGGCCTTGAACCTCGCTTACCTGTTCGGCAGCCGGCGGATCATCCTGCTCGGCTTCGACATGAAGCTGGGGCCCAACGGCGAGCGGCACCATCACGCCGACCATCCGGCGCCGATGGTGCAGAACCAGACTTTCGAGGAATGGCTGCACAAGCTCAACAAGGTTGCTCGCGATCTCGAAGTCGAGAAGTGCGAGGTGCTCAACGCCACTCCGGGGTCTGCGATGCAGTGCTTTCCGGTGGTGGACTGGAAGGAGGTGCTGAAGTGAGAGCCCTCTGCCTTATCCGCAAGGAACCCTACTACCGTCGCCAGTCCTTCGAGGATGGGCTACGGCGCGTCGGCTTCAAGCTCGTCAACTCCCTGGTCCCTGAAGGCCCCGAGGACTGGCTCGTCATCTGGAACCGGAAGAAGGGACCGGCCGAAGCCCAGGCGAACCAGTGGGAGGCCCTCGGTGGTACGGTCATCGTCGCCGAGAACGGCTACCTGCAGAAGGTCGACAAGACGAACTACGCGATCAGCGTGCACGGCCACAACGGGTCCGGGTGGTTCCCGGTCGGCGACGAGGACCGCTTCAGTCGGCTCGGCTTCGTGCTCAAGCCCTGGCGTGCCGGGGGCACCGAGATCGTGATCCGCGGCCAGCGGGGCATCGGCTCGACGCTGATGGCGAGCCCGCCGAACTGGGCCGAGAAGATTGCCTACCCCGAGGTGCGCCGCCTCACGTCCGTGCCGGTGCGCGTCATCCCGCACCCAGGCAACCACGCACCGAAGGTCGATCCCGTGCGCGACTTGAGCTACGCGTTCGCGATGGTGATCTGGTGCAGCTCGATGGGCGTGCTCGCGCTCGTCGAGGGCATCCCGGTGTTCTACGCGGCGCCGAAGTGGATCTGCCAGATCGGGGGCCTGCGGCTGTCGTCGTTCCCTTTGTGCAGCAGAAGCGACGGGCTGCGCAAGCTTGCACTCCACCGCATGAGCCACGGGCAGTGGGGGTTCGAAGAGATCGCAACCGGCGAGCCGTTCGCGCGGATCATCGCCCACCGCAAGGAGGCTGTATGGTGAGTCTCACTGCCGTTTTCTTTCTCGGTGTGGTAACAGGGGCCGCTTGCGCCTTCATTGGGTTCTTTGTGGGGCGCTTCCTGTGCTGACCCTTTACCCCGTCCCCGGCAAGGCCAAGTCCGACATGATCTGCCGCGCGTTCGCGGCCGGTGCACCGCGCAGTGCCGATGGCGCCGTGTTCTTCGGCACTGAGGGGCAGATGAGTGCGTTCAAGCACGCGAAGGCCAGCGGGCGCCCTTGGTTCTACATCGACAACTCCTACTTCGACAAGCACCGGGGCACCTACTTCCGCGTCACGAAGAACGCGTTGCAAGTCGACCCTCGCGGCAAGACGAGTGACGGGTCTCGGTTCAAGCGGCTCGGTATTGAGGTCAAGCCTTGGCGCGAGGGTTGGCGTGGCACGATCCTGCTGTGCCCACAGTCCGACGACTTCATGAAGTCGACGTTGGGTTTGCCCTATGACTGGGTGGGTGACGTGTCGCGTCGGCTTGCCGCGTTCGGCGCAGTTGGCATCGTGGTGCGCCCGTGGAACCGTGACAAGCTGAAGGCGAACGAGATGCTGCACGAGGCCTTGTCGACGGTGCGCCTGCTGATCTCGCACTCGTCGTCGGCCAGCATCACGGCGATGCTTGAAGGGGTGCCGACGATCAGCGAGGCCGGCGCGGCGCATGCGCTGACCGGACCGCTCAACTACGAAGCGGTCTTCGACCCCCCGCGACCCGAAGGCAGGCTTGAGTTTGCCCAGGTGCTCGCGGACAATCAGTTCACGCTCGACGAGTTCAGGAACGGGACGGCATGGAAATGGTTGGCAAGCAACTGAAGCCCTGGTTCGGCCCTGGCGGCGACCGGACGCTGGCGCAGCAGCTCATCGGGCTCGACGTGCTGCGCGCACGTGTACCGGGTTGCTCGGTCCTCGATGTCGGCTGTGCCGAGGGCGCCATCTCGCTGCAGCTCTGCGACGATGGCGCGGCTGCAGTGCACGGCATCGAGATCCGGCCCGACTTCGTGGAGCACGCGAACAAGGCCCGAGGCGATCGGGCAGCCCTGTTCGATGTGGCGACCGCCGAGACCTACACCCCGAAGCGGCCCTACGACTTCGTGCTGATGCTCGCGGTCCTGCACAAGCTCGCCGACCCATCGGCTGCCGCGGCGCGGCTCGCCGCCTCGGCGCGGATCGCGGTCGTGCGCCTGCCGCCCAGGCACGCGCCGAAGGTCTACGATGCCCGCTCGGGCTTCGTGCTGCACGACATCGAGCGCGTGCTGCGGGCCAGCGGGTTCCGGGCCCTCCACCTCACGAAGGGCGCGTTCGACGAGTGGACGGGCTACTTCATCCGGGACGTGTGATGAGTAGCCTGATCCCCCTCTACCGTGAGATGGCCGAGGCCGGCGACAACTTCCAAGGCTTGAGCATCCTCAAGCACTCCGACGCGATCGGCCGGCTGCTGCGCGCGCACCGCGCCCGCACGCTGCTGGACTACGGCTGCGGCCGGGGCGACGCCTACCACTCCCCGCACAAGGTCTACCGGCAGTGGGGCCTGAAGCGCCCGGACGTGGCCCTCTACGACCCAGCCTTCAAGAAGCACGAGATCCTGCCCCCGCGCCGGTTCGACGCCGTGCTGTGCAGCGACGTGCTGGAGCACATCCCCGAGGATGACGTGGACCCCTTCATCGCCGACCTGTTCAACCACGCGAGGAAGGTGGTGTGGGCGAGCGTGTGCTGCCGGCCGGCGAAGAAGACCTTCCCTGACGGCACGAACCTGCACGTCACGATCCAAGGGATCGAGTGGTGGCACGGGCGCTTCAAGCGTCTTGCCGGGGCTGTCGACTTTCAGCTCGTGGAGACACCGTAGTGGGCATCGGTGACGCGCTTTTAGCTGCAGGCGAAGCCCGCAAGCTGCACAAGTCGAACAAGCTGCCGGTCATGATCGTCGACCCACGTGGTCGACCGATCAAGAACCCGGTGTGGGACGGGGTGCCCTACATCATGCAGGCGCGCGCTGCCGGCCGGCCCTTCACGCGCCTGTTGAACTGCGGCGGGCATCGGCCCTACATCGCGGCCAAGAGCCCCGAGAAGTGGACGTGGCGCCCCTACAAGCCGATCCCGGCCGAGATCGTCTTCACGGCTGCGGAGAAGGCCTTCGCAGAGCCCTTCCGAGGCATGGTGATGCTTGAGCCCTCGGTGAAGGACATCGGCCACCGGAACAAGGACTGGGGGCCGCTCTACTGGTCGCAGCTCGATTGCCTGATCCACGGGCAGCGGATCCCGACCGTGCAGTGCGGGCCCGCCGGCACGCGCCCGCTGCTCTACACCAAGTTCGTGCAGACCGACACGTTCCGGCTCGCTGCAGCCGTCTTGGCGGTCTGCAAGGCCTTCGTCGGCACCGAAGGTGGGATGATGCATGCCGCGGCTGCCGTGGGCACGCCAGCGGTCATCATCTGGAGCGAGTACATCAGCCCGGACATCACCGGCTACCCGGCCATGCGCAACCTGCGCCGTGCGGGCAAGCCCTGCGGCCGGCGCGTGGACTGCGAGGGCTGCCGGCAGTCACTCTTGGCAATCACCCCAGCGATGGTGCTGGACAACCTGAAGGAGATCCTGAATGGGTAAGCCCTGCAACGCTGCGACCTACCGTGAGGCGACACGCAAGCTCGCCGCGTCCGTCAACCCGAAGGTGCTCGTCGAGGTGGGCGTCTACGCTGGTGCGCTGTCGCAACTGTTCGCGACGATCCCCTCGATCGAGAAGCAGTACATCGTCGACTCGTGGGAAGGCGGCTACTGCAACTTCGATCAGAAGCACATGGACGGCATCCGGCAACAGGTGCTTCAGTGGGCCCGCCCGCAACCCAAGGTCACGGTCCACTGGATGCGGTCGAATGAAGCCGTGCCGCTGTTCGAAGACGAATCGATCGACTTCTGGCACACGGATGGCGACCACTCGCTCAAGGGCATCATGACCGACATCAGCCTGTGGCTGCCGAAGGTCAAGACCGGCTGCGTCATGTCGGGGGACAACTACGAGATCCCCGAGGTGGCCGAGGGTGTGCGCCGGCTGCTGCCGAAGCACGAGCTGCTCGCCAACGGCCGGCTCTGGTGGGCGAGGAAGCCGTGAAGTCGGTTGTCCACCTCGACGGGGGTTTGAGCCCCCACATCGTTCAGGTATGGCACCCCGATGTCCACCCCGGGCAGGTGTTCATCAACTCGCGGATGCTCGTGATCGACGAGGTGCCGTGGGACGCCGATGTCGGAGTGCTGCACGGCGCGCTGTCCAAGAAGAAGCGCGCCTTCAAGGAACCCTTCAACGAAGGGGTGCCGAAGCGCGAGGTGCAGGAGCAGATCGGCCGCATGACCGCGCACGCGACCCGGCTGTTCAAGGCCCTCTACCCCAGCTTCAAGTCGATCATGGAGCGCATCTCGTGGCGCCCGATGATTACCGGCCCCGAGCCCCTGCACTTCGACACCACGCACAACGATGCGCCTCTCGTGACCGCGTACATCAACGTCTCGCCCGAGCCGCGGGTCTACAACATCGGCCCGAACCTGCCGATGCTGATGCGCGACTCACCAAGCCAGATGAAAGCCCTCTTCGAGAAGTCGCGCAAGCCGGGCGTGCCAATCGACGTGAGCTACGCGCTGCGCCAAGCCCTGCCGGGCGGTCCGCTGGGCGCCGCGACGCCACGGCACCGTGTCGAGTTGGCGCCCGGCGCGATCTGGTTCTTCAACGCGAAGACTGTGAGCCACGAAGTCGTCTACGGTCGCGGCGCGATCGGGATCTCGTGGGAGTGCCCTGGTTGCGGTGCGAAGTCCCAGGCGGAATTGTTCAAGGAGATGCTGACGTGAATACCGAGGATCGGTTCTACGGGCTCACGCGGACCCAATGGGCGTTGATCGCCGACTTGGCCTTGCAACGGGGGCGTGAGCTACCGGACCCCAAGGATTTGCTCGCCGCGGACGAACTTCTCGTGTGGTGGATGACGGAGACTGGGGATCATGATCCGACTCCGAACGTCATCCTCGGTGTCGACATCCTCGGCCGAGAGCTTCCGCCCAGGAAGCCGGAACCCCGGGCTGTGTCTTATTCGCTTCGAGTGATGGCTGCGGCAGCAGTGCAAGCCCTTTACCCCCTCAGGAGAGTCGCATGAAGTTCGTTGACCGTTGGTGGTGGCCCGATGGCGAGCAACACATGATCGAGTGGCTCGCCGATCCCAAGAACCGAGTCATGTTGAACGACCGGCCGGCGTATCAGGGCAAGAAGCAGCAGCTCGCACTGTCGCACTGCGCGCCGGAGCGCCGCCGCACGATGATCGACTGCGGCGCGCACATCGGCCTGTGGAGCTACAACTTCGCCGAATGGGGGTTCCAAAGCATCCAGGCTTTCGAGCCGGTAGCGGCGCACCGGGAATGCTTTCTCAAAAATGTGCCTGGGTCTCGGTTGCTGACAGGCCCGGAAGAGTTAGCTAGGGTGTGGCTGTGGGACCATGCTCTCGGGGACCGCGAGGACATGGTGACGATCCGCGTGAACCCGACGAGCAGCGGCGACTCGTGGGTGAAGGGCAAAGGCACCGTGCCGATGCGCACGCTCGACAGCTTCGGCTTCGAGGATGTCGACTTCATCAAGGTCGACGCCGAGGGCTACGAAGAGTTCATCCTGCGCGGCGCCGAGTTCACGCTCAAGCACTGGCAGCCAGTGGTCTGCGTCGAGCAGAAGCGAACGATGGCGGAAAAATTCGGCTTGAAGCCGATGGGTGCCGTGAAATACCTCATCGGCCTGGGCTACAAGGTCGTGGGCGAGATCAGTGGAGACTACATCCTGAAGGTGCCGACATGAAAATCTACATCGGCTACGACGAGCGCGAGCCGCAAGCTGCGCGTGCCGCCTACTTGAGCCTGTCTCAAGTCTCGAAGGGGCAGCGGCCACCCGTCGAGTTCCTGCATTTGCCGAAGCTGCGCGACCACGGCTTCATGTGGCGCACGTTCGATCGTCGCGGGGGGCAGGGCTACGATCTGACCGGGAACGCGACCTTCAGCACCGAGTTCAAGTTCACGCGCTTCCTCGTGCCGATGCTCTGTCAGGACATGATCGCCCTGTTCGTCGACTGCGACGTGGTATTCCTGCGCGATCCCCGGGAGATGCTGAAGCACGACAAGCTGGCGGACAAGGCCGTGTGGGTGGTCAAGCACGCCTACACCCCGGCCGAGTCGTTCAAGATGGTCGATCAGAAGCAGATCGCCTACGCGCGGAAGAACTGGTCGAGCGTGATGCTCTTCAACTGCTACCACTCGGCGCACCGCAGACTGACCCTACGCGACGTGAACGAGCGGTCCGCGCTCGATCTGCACTCGTTCTACTGGCTGCACGACAGCGAGATCGGCGAGCTGGGCCCCGAGTGGAACTGGCTCGTCGACGTGCAACCCCGACCCGAGAATCTCGGCATCGCGCACATGACCCTCGGGGGCCCTTGGCTGCCCGGCTGGCAGGGCGGCTCGTTCGACGACGAGTGGCGGAAGGTGCTGCCGACATGACCGTGATCTCACTGGAGCAGGCCAAGCTCGATCGCACCCCGCACTTGAGCGGCGCTGCCGCGTGCATGGTCTGCCATCACTCATGGGTCGCCGTTGCGCCGGTCGGCACGCACGAGCTGGAGTGCCCGGAGTGCCACGCGACCAAGGGCTACTACGTCGCGCCCGTTGTGCGCGGTGAGAAGCTGTGGGAATGCGACTGCGGCTGTCAGGTGTTCCACATCGGTCAGGAGATCGGACCGTACTGCGTTCACTGCGGCGAAGTTGCGAAGGGGTGGTTTTGAATCCTTCAGTCCTCAACTCGCTCGCTGCTGGCAACCCGATCCGCAAGCTCTACCGGAAAGCGATCGACGTGGCGCAGGGCGGCAAGCCCGACAACGATGCGAAGCAGTTCCGCTACTACGTTCTGCATCAACTCGTCGAGCAGTCCGTCAAACGGTTCCCGCTTCTGGATGTCGTCGAGTGCGGCTGCTGGCACGGTCACTCGACGCTGCTGATCGCTAACCTGATGAAGGGACGTGCTGGCCGGCTGCACGTCTTCGACTCGTTCAAGGGCCTGTCGGAGTTCAAGGAGCAGGACCGCTCCGACACGTTCAACACGACTGCGAAGCGCGAGGCCGAGCGCGTGCACTACGCGTCGGACATCCATCGGCTGCGCCGGCTTGTCGAGCCGTTCGGCTTCGTCGATCTGCACAAGGGGTGGATCCCCGATGTGTTCGAAGACGTGCCTTTGGGCTCGATCTCGTTCGCGATGATCGATGTCGATCTGTACGAGCCGACGCTTGCCTCGTTGCGGCATCTGTACCCCCACCTCATGACGGGCGGCGCGATCTTCTTCCACGTCTACAACTCAACGTCGCTCCCGACGGCTGGCGATCGGCCGGACTACTTCAGCGCCTCGATCGCAAGCGGGACCAAGAGCAGCCTCGGCTTCGGGATCACGGCCCTTGGCATCGGGTGCCCGACGGGGGCTGTATTCGTCGCGAGCAGCACTCAAGACACGTTCACGGCAATCGCGTCAACCGCGGTGATTTACGCGCTCCAAAACGAGTAGCGCAACGAGGAGATACCATGTCGATTTCGATGAGAGTCCCCGTCCCGCAGATCAACCCGGCTCTGAAGGCTCTCCAGCTTTCGAGCCTCATGCCGAACCAGAACGACACCGCGCTCCCTTCGCGCACGACGTTCATGGCTGTCTCGAATCTCCCCGTCTACATCTTCCACTCCGAGGAGACCGACCCGGCGCAGTTTCCCACCGTGGCCGATGTCCTCGGCATGGGGATGCCCTGCACGGCCACTGCGCCGATCATCCTCCAGACGGCGGACATCGACAGCCCGCAGCGGACGAACGGCGCGCAGCTCTTCGTGGCCGTCGCGACCGGTGCGACGCCGGGCGATCTCCGGGTCATGGGCTGAGCGGGAGGAGCGGCCATGTTCGAAGTAGCCAAGGGGACGATCCTCCTCGACACGTGGGCCGGGCGAAA